TTCGATGTCGGCCGTATCTGTGCCACCGTGGGATTTAGGCGCGAGCCTAAAGACCGCCGTCGTGCAGACTGTGGTGATCGTCACCGCTACCAATGCAATGCTTTTCTTGTGGATCGTATTGCTTTGGCTTTGTGGTGGCGCATTGGTGCTGAATTCCATCAGTAAGCACTTCTGGAAGCTTCTTGTTCTGCACTTCGCAGTGCAGACTGTCGTCTTCTGGGCCACTTTTGCAACATTGGTGTGCGCCCAATTGTTCCAGGTCAATGCGACCGTACCATCCGTCGCCCTTGCTGCGTTCACGCGTGTCAACCCTAACGCCAAGGCCTGGAAATACCACGCACGCCAACTTCAATTCACGACCTCACCCCACCACCCGACCTCAATGCCCAACCACAGGCACCCCACCGAGGCCCGCATTCGTCGCGACGCTGAGCACACTTTGAACTTGTTGGCCTCTGCCATGGGGCTCAAGCGATATGACGTGCAGTCTAGCGGCGAGCGTGCCCGCTGTGCAGGCAACTGGACCATACATGAGGCGACAGACTTATCCCAGCCTATCTCACTGAGCCATATTCCAACTGATGGCCACTTGATCACGTTTGTTGATGTGATTGACCGCATGAGTTCCATTGACCGCTACGCCGGCCAGGTGCTCGCCGCGTTTCGACGCGAGCCGAACACCTTGGCAGGGCGTAACGGCAATTCTGTGTGGTATACCGTTTCCGAGACGCGCTTTGCAGAGCGCGTCCCTGGCGGCAAGTTGTATGAGAGTGACTGCTTCAATTTTCCGGATATGTTCCTTCTGTCACAATCATGTGTGGCTACGACATCCACTTTATGGCCATTCCAGTGGCCCAGGCAGGTGTTATATCATACCACGTACGTTAACAACACCGAGGATCCAAGTCGCGTTATCAGCGTCATGGTACCCGTTGCAACCACGTACCTTCCACGTGTAGTCTACTCGCTACTCATGCGAGTGGGCGGCATCGTCAGTGCGCCAGCTCCGTTGAAGCACTGTCACGTGTCACGTATGGGCAATTACTTTGTCGGCACTTTCGAGCGCCCCAATGGTACTGTTGTGTCCATTCAACACGTTGACGACAGCTCCGGCCTTAGCGCTGAGATACCGCTCGCCACGTACTTGCTGCTTAACGGCGCGCGTGTGCGCCCTTATTTTGCCACTTCCGATGCCATCCATTGGTTGGAGAAGCGGATCGCAGCTGGTGACATGCCGGACCTCACTTACGATCAGAAGGAAATGGTTGCTCAAGCACTGTTGATCAAGACACCCGAACGTGTATTTACGACCACTTTGCGTCGATCCCCCTTTTCTACCCAGGCCCAGGCCGCACAGCAGCCCGCACCTAAACACGAGCATGTGTTGCAGGTGTTGGGCGGCGCAGCGGTCCCCGCCGCCACGGACATCAACGCCATGGCATCCAAGGAAGCTCGTCTCGACAAGTACCGTAACGATAAGGTACCCGGTCCGGAGATTCTTGCTTACCTGGATGAGTTTGTCACGATACTCATTGAGCGTATCGGCAACCTCAAGCCTTTTAGCCGTGAGGCAGTCAAGGAATCTCAAGACGGAAAGCACCAGGTGGTTCGTAACACCAAGCTGGAGAATAATTGGACTGAGTTGAGCGACACCATTAAGGCCAAGGGTGCACTCAAGGAGGAGGTCCTCCCAGATGGTAAGACTAAGAGGTTCACGTTCACCATGCCCACCTGGGCAACAGTCACCGGGTCCACTTATTCCAAAGCTGTTCACCAGGCACTCTTTAAGCATTGTGAGCACTGGTTCGCCCCCGGGCGCACCAAAGAAGCAATTGCCACCATGTGTCGCGCCGCTTACCGCAAGGCTCGAGAGATGGGTCGTTACATGACCTTCTCGGACTTTAGCGGCTACGACGCTTCGCAAAGTATGTGCTTGGCTGAACACGTCACCAAGCCGGTCTTCTTGGGCGCATTCAATGCGTCTGAGCATCCTACCATTACCGGCTGGTTGGACGCACAGCATACCGCAACTTGCACCTTCCGCAGCACATTTGCTGGCAACGGTGAGTTGTTCAAGTTCGGCGCCAAGGGCTCCCGCATTTCGGGCGCCCCTGACACCACTGTCTCTAACACCATCAACTCTGCTGCAGTCGAGTATTGTGCCCATCGCATTGACGGACTTGCGCCAGAGGCCGCTTACGCGGCCATTGGCCCTGCCTCAGGCGATGACAAGGCCAATACCTGCAGTCCAGAAGCTATGGAGCGTGTGTGTAAAGAGCTCGGCTTGACGATTCGCATCGACCAAAACGTCCCTGGCCTCAGCCGTGACGCCTATCCTTTTGCTTGCATGTTCTTGTCTCGTATCTACCCGAATATTGTCGAGTATTCTGGGTCGTTCCCCGAGCCGGGCAAGTTCATGCGCAATATCTCGCTTGCTGCTAAGGCGGTGGCGAATTCCCATTACAACAAGTGGGTCGGATGGGTGGCGAGCGAGGGCCTGGATGCCCCCGGCGTCATCGGGGCAGTGCTGCGCATGCACCAGCGTGTGAACAAATATGAAACCATCAGTGATGCTGCCAAGGTGTTGGCGGCTGCCAAGGATGTCCATAAGGATGATTTGCGCCGAGCCCGGTCCGGCACGGCCATCCGCGATTACCCTGTCGATTATTTCGAGAAGGCGATGGCGGATTACCTTTCCGCATTCATACCCGAGGAAGCTTTGGCACTCTTCTTGGCTGCAGTAGACCACGCAGCGACGCCCGAACAAGTCCGGGCCATCCGTCTGCCACACGGTGATACCGTTGAGCAGGACGGCGAGAAGCGATACTGACGGTGGGTGGGCACCTTGTCAAGTGCTGTAACAACTGACAACTTTTGCGTTTGTGTGTGGTCGAGCGCAATCGATAGAAACATCATTAAACACACTGTTATGACTGCGAGGAAAACATCAACTCAACGTGCCGCCGCGCGCGTTCTCAAAGCCGTGCAAGCTGGAGTATCCAAACCACTCAAGCGTCAGGCCACCAAGCCCAACGCCAAGCGAGGAATACGCGTCGGACCAATGCTGGATCCTGACGCGCGCTCTTACGCGGCTCTACTTGCGGATCCGTGCTACGCTCCTGTTGCTCACCCGGTCTACCCGGGCAGTGACGGGGGGTTGTTAGCCCGCTTTGAGAACGAATTCACACTCGCGACCGGCGCCACTGAGAGTGCGACAATTGTGGCTTACGTGCCCGGTGCCATCAAAACTTCATTGTTCTTTCCAAGTGCGAGTTTGGTCAACGATACAACTGCTTCAACGTTGTTCGCTGACCCAACGAACAGCCCAGGCTTGACGTTCCTCCAGAGCTCAGCATCCGCAGTGCGTGTCGTTTCGGCATGCATGCAGATTGCCTGGCCTGGTAGCGAGCTCAACCGCCAGGGCTTCGTGGCACTTGGTCAGACCACTGGCGCCGTGGCAACCGAAGCCCAGACCACAGCGACTAGCGTGGCTGCATTGCGCCCCCTGTGCCATTTGCGCACTCGCATGCCTGAGACTCAAGCGGAGGTTAAGTTCCGCCCTACTCTCGGGGATGCAGAGTGGACAGATCCCAACATCGGCACCGCCACTGGCGACATCAACCGTAAGGGAATGCTTCTGGCCGCTATATCAAACCTTCCTGCTGGGACGGGTGTTCGCATCCGATTGGTCGTCACTTACGAGTGGCAGCCTAAGACCAACAACGGTTTGGCCAGCAGCTACGACGCACGCGCCAAGTCGTCGTCCTCTTTGGATGACGTGCTTAACGCGCTCGACCGCAACGGTCCTGGCTGGGCCTACAACATCGGCCGCGCTTCTAGCTCACTCGCGGGCATGACCGCAGCTTATGCTGCGGGTGCCTCCGGGATGGGCCCCCAACGTCGTATTCGCGTATAACATCATAACATGGCTATGCCCCCCAAATCCACATCATAATCCACATCATAATGGG